CCTCATTGGGTAACTTCCTCCGTAACTACTGGTCACAAGGTGGACTAAGAGGACAGACTCCAGAGCAGGCATTTTACGTAAGATGCGATGCTTCAAATAATACCCCTACAGATATTCTTGCTGGCCGAGTAAACATCGAAGTCGGTGTGGCCGTAGAGTACCCTGCAGAGTTCATCGTGATTAGCATCGGGCAAATCACTGGAAACGCTTCGGCGTAGTTAAGGAAAGGATAAAAGATAATGGCAGCAAAACCCGCATTTACTAATGTATTAAGTACACTAGCTACCGATCCAGTTCGTAATTTTCGGTTTCTTGTACAGTTTTTGCCAACAGCAGACGCAGCAACTCCTGAATTTGCTTTTAATACATCAATGGGATTTACTTCAGTATCAGGCCTAACCGTCTCTACTGAAGCAATCCAGTACCGTGAAGGTGGCTACAACACCACTGTTCACCAGCTACCTGGACAAACTTCGTTTAGTCCAATAACACTCAGCAAGGGTGTAATGTTAGGAGAAACTTCTTCTCAGCTAGACTGGATGAAGCGCTTATTCTCAGTTATTAGCAGCGGTGCTAAAGCTGGTATTGGAGCAGATTTCCGATGCGATTTGGATATCTCTGTTCTAAGCCATCCAAACGCAGCTGGTCTTAGCGGAGAAGACAAAACTCTTGCAAAGCGTAATGAAAACCCACACGTAGCAATTCGTTTCCGTGTATACAACGCCTGGATTACCAACCTTTCATACAGCAACCTAGATGCTGGTGGAAATAGTTTAATGGTAGAAGAGATGACGTTAGTACACGAAGGTTGGGATGCAAAGTACGCATCAGCTCTTACCCAAGCCGGAAGCGCAGCTTCGTTCTAATAACATCTAAGAAAAGGAATATCACATGTCTACAATTATTAATGCAGCAGAAAATCCACAATTAGCAAACCAACTATTGGAAGATGTTAATAAGCTTGTTAGTCAGGAAGTGGTGGGGTCTATACCAGAAGTGGTAATCCCATCACTTCCTGATACAACAGTTACTTTAGCTGCGGGTCTTATAGATCCGTTTGAGGGCACAGTTTCTACAACAGCAGAAGTTAGAGAGTTAAACGGAGCAGATGAGGAAGCGATTGCTAAGTTGTCCGATCCTGGAAAAGCTTTGTTAGCTATTCTAGAACGAGCAACGGTATCAATCGGAGAACAACCCGCTACAAAACAACTATTGGGAGCTTTACTTGCAGGGGATAGAGAAGCTTTGCTTTTAGCTATTAGAAAAGCAACGTTTGGTTCAGAGGTAGAAGTAAGCACAGTTTGCGATAAATGCCCAGAACTACAAACTTTTAAAATTGACCTAGACAAAGATGTTGAGGTTAAAAAGTTAGATGATCCTATTAGAGATCGTAGATTTACTGTAGAACTAAAGGCTGGTATTGCAAAAGTCAACCTACCTACAGGAGATGTTCAAACTCAAATTATTAATGCTACAGACAAGAATTCTGCAGAGTTAGACACCATGTTATTAGCTGCTTGCGTAACAGAAATTGGTGATCAACCAGTTCTAAACGCAAATCGCATTAGAACTCTTGGAATAACAGACCGCAGACTTCTTTTAGACGAGATTGCAAAACGAAACCCTGGACCACAACTAAGCGAAATTAAAAAGGCTTGCGGAACATGCGGCCAGGAGGTATACCTGCCACTAACCCTGGCAGAGTTGTTTCGTCAATGAAAGTAGCTATCAAGATGTAATTGACTCTTACGACTTACTAGCTCAGTTTTACCCGGGCTGGTCACTGACAGAGTTAAGAAATCTTACGGTAAGAGAACGATTAATATTTTTGTCCAAAGCAGTAGCAAGACCTAAGGTGGTGAGATAACTTGGCAGAGGCAAGAGGAAACTTAGGCACCGGTGGAGACGAAGCTTTCACCGGTCAAAAGAGTGTCGAAAAGTTAACTGATACTGCCAATAAAGGTTTTGTAAACGTTCTTAAAACTGCTAAAGAACTTGAAAAAACTTATGCCAAGATTCGTGCACACGTAGATAGCGTAGCTAAGACTCAATCTGGCGGTAGATCTACAAGCACTATGGGCAATAGTCTTGGACAAATGCCTAATAGGGGCGGCGTAGGAGTTGCCGGCGGCATTGGTATGGGCATAGCCGCAGTAGGTGCCGGTGCTATGGGCATCATGCCTAACACCATGACAGCTGTTACACAAAGGCTTAGTGCTGAAGGCGTAGCTATGTACAGCTCTGGCGGTATGAACGCTAGAGGAGTGATCACTGGCGCAAACTCCATGATTGGTCGTGGTAATGCAACTAGCTCTATGGGTCCAACCATGGCTATGGGACAAATCTTGTCTCAAGGTGGATACGGTGCTCAATCAGTAAGCACCCAAAGAATTATGAGTCAACTTGGTGGCATGAGTGCCATTAGTGGTATGAGTAACGAGCAGGCAGCTGGAGCATACGCTGGACAAAGCGGAATGAATATGCTTCGCATGGGAATTAGGCTTCGTGATAGAGAAGGAAACCTGCGACCACCTAATGAGATTATCAATGAGCTGTACTCAAAAATATACCGAGGAAAAACCCCTAAAAATCCTGAGGTAATGTTTAGTCCAAACAGCATTGAGTACCAAACAATTATGAACATTGCTGGTGGGGATCCAAACCTATTTAATCTTTACACCAGTGGCCTTATGGCTAGATTTAAAAATAATAAACCGTTAAGCGCTAAGGACATGGGCAGCGCAAAGGGCATGCTTGGAACTATGGGTGTCGGTGGCGGAGTACAGGCTAGTAACTTTAATTTTCAAAGCTCACAAAATAGAGTTTTGCAAGGAACAGAACAAGGTTTAGTTGGCGGTTATCAAGGCGCACTAGGTGCAGCAGCTGCTGTAAACAACGGGTTTGCTGCAATTGCGGAAACTCTTCCTGGTGTTGTAAACGGATTGGCTGCCCTTAAAGGCGTGTTACAGACTCTTCCTATGGCTGGTGGCGCAGGAGCCACTATGTCAGGTGCTGCAGGTTTCTTAGGAAATATGCTGGCGATGCGTATGGCTTTTGGAGGATTAGGTGGTAAGGGTGGAGCCCTAACAAGTGGCGCTGGTAAAGCAGCTATGGCGGGTGGTAAAGCAGTTCCAATCTTAGGTGCAGCTCTTTCAGCGTACGGCGGATATCAAACTGGAAAATCTAATAAAGGTTTTGACTTTAAATCAATGTTAGCTAGCGCTGCTATGGCTGGTGGTGCTGGTGCACTTGTAGGTGCTGGAACAGGACCGGGAGCTTTAGTAACTGGTTTGATAGGCGCATTAATTGGCGGAGGATCAAACGCAGTTGGTCAGCTTATGGGTGGAGTAGGTGGTGGAGAAAGTACTAGCCCTTCCTCAAATTCTCCGGGAACTACCCCTATGGCAATAAACCCTGCACCTAATCGTCAGCGTGTTTCTTCGCAATATGGTTGGAGAAGCGATCCAAATAACCCTAAGGAAAGACATCACCACGGTGGTATTGATTATGCAATGCCAGTAGGTAGTCCAGTACTTGCTGCAGCTGACGGAGTAGTAGATCAAGTAACTACTCAACCAAACGGCGCTAGAAGTTACGGACATTACGTTGTTATTAAGCACGATGGTTTCTTTACCTACTACGCTCATTTAAGTAAATCAATAGTAAGAGTAGGGCAAGAAGTAAGACAGGGGCAATTGATTGCCTACTCTGGTGGAAAAAAAGGAGCTTGGGGTTCTGGAAGTTCTACTGGACCACACCTACACTTTGAAGTACGTATGAGCAAGGGAAGCAAACAAACAGTTGACCCTCAGAGTATCTTTGGAAAAATTAAGTCAAAAATTGCTGGACTATTTACCGGTAAAGATAAAAATGAAATATCTGAAGAAGATCTGTCACAGTTTGTGTTGGGAGGGGGAGGACCTAAAGGCCCAGCATTTGCTGGTGGACAACTACTAGACCTAATTCAACGAGGCGGACCTCTTAGCTATGGGGACATATCTAAGGCTGGAGTTTTAGATTGGGCCAAAGAACATGGAGAACAATCCAGCGTTCTTGATGGTCTTATGGGTGATAATCAAATGACTGCCGCTAGCGGGGATACTTCAGGTATGGCTTTTGGTTCTCGTAAAGGATTACTTAAAGCTTTATACAATCAAGGTTTTAGAGGAAAATCTTTACAAACAGCCTTTGCGGTCGCCTTGGCAGAGTCAGGCGGTAGAGCTAAAGCTATTGGTGATGAAGGTA